CGTGTGGCTCCACCTTTCGGTTGACGTTTGCCCCAAGGGGCTCTCTAACTTCCGTCAGAGGGTGGCGTTTTACGCGACTCGGACCATGGTCCGTATCTGCCTTTGGGCAGAGTATCTTGCTATCAGATGATAGCAATGAAGAATGACCTTGACAACAGGGTCACCCATTAGTTCACCACGAGTGGTGAAGTATCTTGACAGAGTTTTATCACTCTGATCTATCTCCTCGACTTGTCGAGGAGCACATAGCGCAAACATTGATGTTTGGCGGTACCAATTTGGGATTCCCAAATTGAAACATAGACGATTTATCATCGCCTGTGCTATTGCGTGATCGCAATAGTTAGTTGCCTGTTTCCAATCCGTTGAAAACAGGAAGACATCTTCGTCACCGAAGATGAAATTCGCAGAAGGATTCTTGTGCGATAATCGCTTGAAGAAATTCCAAGCGTGGTTTGCTGCTCCAACACCGGATCGTGAGGAGGGCACAACAGATATGTACTCAAGGAGTACATGAGAAAGCACATGCAAGAGGATTGCATGAGCGAGGTGCGATACAGTGATCGCACGGTATTTACCTAGCTCAGACACTAGGGAAACTCGGACAGACATTACATTTCTGTCATAAACAGTATTCCTATCTCGGAACTGTTCACACGCCCAATGAAATAGGCGTTCACCCGGAGTATCTTCCGGGGTAAAGACTCTATTCGTGTAGAGTCCGGTATCAAGGTTTATCTCCTTGATCTCTAGATTCTTTGAAAGAATCAAACGGGCGGCTTCTAATTTACCGCCCGATTCAGAGTTCGTAAAGAACTCTCCACTGTCACTAAGTGACACCTTGGCCTTGTTTATAACACGAGACCAAAAGGATTCGGCTTCCTTTTCGGAACCGATTGACTCCACCACTTCCTGGTGGAGCATGTCTACTCCGTCGCGGATGTAGACCTTCACTCGCTCGTAAGCAGAGTGATCCGGAGGTTCGGTGAGAATCTCCTTAATCTCCTTGAGCGTACTCAAGTAGACACTCTGAGGGGGAACCCCAGAAGCACGAGTTTGGCTAAGAAGCGAAACTCTATATAAGTCAATCGGAGTCTTCCGTTGACCGATGAAATCAGTGATGATTTTCATGAACGAGATCTCTCGCGGGATCTCAATGAGACTTACGTCTCCGATGGGATTAAAACCCATCTCCTTAATTGCTTTACGCAATTTCTTGATCTTCTCATAACAAGAGATCTTTTCCGTGTTACCACGGAAATAGTCAGGCAAAAGCTGACAAATCAGACAGTGAACTATCTGATCAATCCTTGACCAATCAAGGAGTTCTTCCCATAATGGGAAGGAAAGGACGATCTGCATAAGCATACCGTCGACTGTAGCTAAGATGTTTCTTAGCTTCTGGATCCCACCATGTGAGATCTTATGTTTGACAAGCTGCCAAACTTCCTCAGGACCAGAGTATGAACTCTTTCCTGCCAGTAAACGGAGTACTGCTACTCCGTTCGGATTCAACCTTCCGGTTGATTCTTTCCGTATTAATCTACGGAACCAATAAGTTCCCGAATAGAGAACTTTCTGAGCATGCCAAACACTTGGCATGCGTTCGAACTTGACACGATTGTCAAGCCCGGTTAATTCCATTGGGAGCTTTTCCTCCCAAAGGTTGATTGCGTCCCAACAAACGTTAATTTTTGGGACATCGAGATCCTTCCGCAAAGAAGGATCAAGGACTAATTTGCAAAAGTCCTGTAGAGACCTGTGCGTGGTACACACACAGGTTGAGGACCTTACTTTACGTAAGGTCGATGTACAAGGAAAACTACTTGTACATAAGACATCCTCGCGGATGTCCCACACCTCCTGACGCTCAGGTGCGGAGGCAAAAGATGAACTGGAACCAGTTCTGGCTGTCTGGTATGACCCAGACGAAGACATACAGGGAAACACACTTGTAAGAATGTGTATGCGAAACTCATACAATCTACGCTCGAAAGAGTAGACTCGCA